GGGGCCAGCTTGAACTTCTTGATGAAACGACCGTGGAACCCCCGTGGGTGGAGGTTCGGGTCCCAATCGCCGAAGCCCGGCATTACTACGCTCCCAACACGCCCGTATCAAGGGTGGGCCGTTCAACTGCTCCGTACCGTGCGTCCAGCTCTGCTGCTGTCAACCAGGCCATTGGATCACCCGCAGCGGCATCTGTTTCTGATTGACCTCCACCTGGTGGTGAGTTGTCGGGAGGGGGGGTAGGGGCCTGCCCCGGCGCCGCTGCCGGGGGCGTACCGGGAGCCCCCGGGGCAACAGCGGTGGACTGGGGCACCGGGGCAGGAGCCATGGGTGCTGTCACTGCTGTGCTGCTTCCTGATCGGCTGCGAAGATGGCGTGGAGTCGGAGCTGGCGGTCACGCTTCTCGTAGATCTCACTATCTTCGATGAGATCACGGAGGCGCTGTGCGCGGTACTCCTGCGTGTCCTCCTCATCCCAGCCGGCGGCGGAGAAGGCGTCATTCACCGCGTCCTGGATCAGACCAGTGATACCAGTGGTGGGCGGACCGGCGTACTCGAATTCGTCATCCTCGAACCACACCGATCCAGCAGCTACCAGTGCGGTGCGCTCATCATCTTCCATGCTGTAGACCGGGAAAGCTGGAGCGTTAACAGCAAGGGCCGCAGTAAGTTCCAGAGATCCACCCTCTCGACGCCAGTCCCCCGAGAGAGGAGAACGACGAAGCTTAGCGATCCTTTGGGCAGTCGCTTCGGGGACAACGGCTCCGGAGAACCAGATACCGAACTGGTCTTCACCGCAGCGGATGGCCGCAATCTCATCGCCAGTGTTGTCGTAGTGCAGTGCGGCAGCAGCGTAGCCAAGGTTGATAGAGGCGTGTCGGGTGTCCATGACGATCTTTCCGGTGTCAATGACATCGCCCTCCGCCGTCAGAACCGAACCAAGGTGGAACGGCCGGTACCCCTGCTCCGAGTGAGGAGCCAGGACACACTCCCGCATGGTCACGTCCCGGTGGCACTCATTCCAGGCCGCCAGGTGACCGAACACGTGGCCATCCTCGGTCACCGTGAGCTTGGTCTTGCGGGTCAGCTTCGGGTCATCAAACCAAGCCTTGGGCGGGTGCACTGGGATTCCGGTGGCCGAGTAGGCATCCCCCCCCTTGCTCTTCTTTTCCTTCATGCCCTCGTCAGCTCCACCGGAGTCGGAGATTTCAATACCAGCCTTGGCGGCAGCAGCCTTGATCCGCTGCTTGATGGCAGCCAACTGGTCTGGCTTGTAGAAGGCCGCGTTCTTAGCCACATTGATGTATGCCCACGCCGCCCGAATGTGGCCGGGGGTGTCAATGGGGTACTTCTTCTCACCGTTGTAGCCCGGGTCGGCGTACTTCACGTCGCCGTAGGGCTCTGCGGCTGCAAATTCATCCATGGCGAGCTGTACACCTTCCTGCGCTGAACGGTCCCAAGGCGCGCGGAGACTGGCGTCCCCGAACGACTTGGACATCTCCGCGTAGATATCAGAGATAGTAGAACGGATCTTGGTTACGTCCTCCGGGCTCACGTCCGGAAGGCCACCGTGGGCACCTGACATCAGGGCAGCGGCGGCGTAGATGGCGTGGAAGATCACCGTCAGGTTGCCGTTGATGATGTCTCCCACCGGCAGCCGGTAGCTGGTCGGGTCCAGGGCGTTCCCGGTCGGGGAGAACCACATGAACGCCTTACGCATCTTGTTCGGGTCACCGGCCGCCCACGCCGTGATCCGCTTCACCGCGTCGTCGTTGTCGAACACGGCCTCGCGGGGGGCCAGGGGCAGACCACGCCAACCTGAGGAGTTGACGGTGTACTCGTTGCCCGCTGTAATGGCCTTGGGTGCGGCCTTCTCCGGGGTCAGGGGTGGCCCAGAGTGGCCGCACCCACAATCCTCTTCCGGCCCGTCCATCGACATATCCATGTCGTCGCCCGGCCAGTCCCCGTCACCGTCGAACACGTACAGACCGGACTGGGTGAACGCCGGGATCGGCACCAGGGTTGAGCCACCGATGCCGAACTTGAGCATGTGCTCCTGGCCGTTCTCCGGGTTGACGGTGGCCGTCACGTCCCCCCCGGGGTCCAGGCTGGGACCCACCACACCCATCTGAGCCAGGTACCGAGCCTTCTTTGCCTCCGGGATGATTTCCTCGTCAAGGAAGTCACCCCAACCCCAGCAGCAGTCCTGGCCGTTCTCATCGGGGCCGTAGGTCATACCCAGGATCCGGCCCACAGTCAGGCCCCCACCGTGGCCCGGACCCTGGCGCTCGCGCCAGTCCAGGGGCAACGGGAGCACCCGGTGGTACAGGGCACCGGGCTCGAAGATCCGGGAGCGGCGTGGCTCTCCGGTGGGGCGTCCGATGGGCGCCATCAGACCGGCCCATGTGTACTGGCCAAGGTTCGGCTGCTTGTCCAGTAGCTGCTGAGCGGCCACCAGGGCGTCCATGGTTTCCGAAGTCATGGCCGCCACGATGCTGTGCTTCAGCTTGCGAGGTTCCAGTGAGCCGTGGCCAGGAGGTCCTCCCGTTGCCTTGGTGTGCAAGATGTTGCACAAGCCTTCGGGGTCGGTGGGGAAGTACTTACGCAGGTTCCGCACACACCGTTTGAAGTCCCCTGGAACATTCCAACGGATCTTCGCAGCACCCTTGCCGGCGAGCCAGTACTTCTGGAGCTGAAGCGGCATGCCCCGGGCTGGGTTTGGATCAACCACGGGTCACCTCGTTTCCAATGTGCAGCTCACACCGACAGTTGATAACCAACTCTGGCGGGGCCGATGGATCCCCTGGAAACATCATCGGCACACCATCGACGTAGAACGGGTACCAGACCGGCACCGTCACTCCGTCAACTTGCTGATGTGGGGATCGCACACGGTTATCGTCCTTGGTGTCCCATCGCTTGGTCAACTGTCGACCGGTTACTCTGGCCTGTTCGATACCGGCCGCCATGGTTCCTGCACCATAAGCACGGTTGACCTCGGTCTGGGCAATCACTTTGGCTCGGTTCGGCCAGCGCTCCGAGCCCGTGTAACTGAGTACCTTGTCGACCCTCGCCGCGATCTGATCCCTGCTCTCGCCAGCGTTGGTGCCGTCGGTAATTTCGGCAAAGACAAGGTTCGCAACCTCGTCGGGAATGCGCACGAGCAGATTCTGTACATCTGCCAGGTAGCTGACAACGAAAGCGTGGCGTGAAACTGGAGGGACGTCAGTCGCAGAACTCCAGGCGCTGACACCAATTCGCCCGATCTCACTAACGATGGTGTCCACTTCGGAGTTCCAGTTGGACTGGAGTCCGTAGATTGCAGTTGGATCCGGAGTTCCTGACCGGGTGACAGCGGCGCGTGCCTTGTCGAGCCATCGGCGTAGTGCACTGCTAACCGTTGCACCGAGTGAACGTTCATCGTCAGCTCTGCTCATGGAGGAACCCGGCTCTGGTCAGGTACTCCTGCAATAGATAGACATGGTGCGGCTTCTGCCGTGTCAGCAACGTGGTGCAGTATCGGTCGAGGGCCGCTCGCAACGCCTCGGAGTCCAAGGTCGGGTCCACTTGTTCCGCCAGAAGCGAGAGATGGTCCCAAGCGTTGGCCAGTACCTTATGGGCGTGCGCCTCGTCGCGGACCTGGATCTTGGTGTGCAGCTCGTACGGCGGGCACGTGAATTCGGATCGATGTTGGTTACCTACCAGCCTCTTCCCTGCCAGCTCCAGGGCTCGCAGGACGGTGGCGTTGCTGACGACGAAAACGTTGAGGGGTTGCACGCTCACTGATGCGGTGAGTCCAGCCGGGGTTCCCGATGGGGCCGGAGGTGGCCCCCCTGGTGCGTTCTGTGCCTCGGTGACTTGTGGCATGGGTGGACCTGAGGTGTCGCTGATCCCGGTCGGCGGAGCCGGTGGCGGGGGAGCACCGGCTCCGCCTTGCTGTGGCGGGAAGACTTTGTCTGGGGGTAGGACATCGTCTGAAATGCCGATCAACTGACGAACCGCAGGGATCTGGAACAGGTTCGGGTCTCGTAGCATCAGTTCCTTGACGAACTTCTGGGAAGCCTCTTCGTCGGTGGGCGCATCGGAATCCTTGTAGTCCCCCGCAATCCGCACTGCTTCCGCCGAGACTAGGCCGGCGTCGTACATTTCACGAGTCTCTTTGAGACGTTC